CATCTACGTTTTTCACTACTGTACGTATAGAGCCATTAGCAGCAGACATAAGCATAGAAATACCTGAAGCAGTCCTACCAACACCACTGACTCCAGTTTGTCCATGAGCAAATGAAGGAAAGCCAGTACTTTCATCAGCTAACACCCTTGCTTTATCGAACATCTGCATGTTCTCGTTAGATACGTTGGGGAACTTGGTTCCAAAGATACTTTGACCGGGAGCCCCTGCCTGTCTGCGAAACAGTTTGCCGGGATACACACTCATATCCTGACCGGGGACTAGATTAGTCTCATCTACTTCGATTAGAAGATTTCCAGATAATGCGGCGTTATCAATCGCCATCCGGAAGGTTCCGTTCATCACCAGTTGTGTGTCCGTCATATTTTCAGCAACTCCGACACCAAAGAATGAGTATGGATTCATTTCATAAGGTACGGCGGCATAAGGTATTCTAGACGGAGTGAAAGGATTTATAACCAATCGTAGAATTTGATTATTACAGATCCAAATATTTACAGAAACTTGGTCGAGTTCACTCAACTCTTCGGGCAACTCAAGATCTGCTTCTTCTGCTAAATGTCTATCTATGACGCCCCAATATTCGAGAACTTCAAATCTTTCGATATTATCATTGTTTGAGTTGTCTTCTAAATCATGCTCCCAATATTCTCTTTCATAAGAGGGTCCATAATCTACAGCTAATTCGATACTTTCAGACCGAAAGTGTGGCCTATTCTTTAGAGCCCGGATCTGGCTTCGGTTTAGTCTGTGGCGTTGTATTGTATACTCTGCTTCATCCATTGATCGAGCATCAGGATCCGGATAAAAATCCCAAATACTAACATGCTCGACTTTTGGTATTGTATTAAACTCTGGAGTATATTCCCCGGCAGAGTTCCATTTCGGATACTCTTTATCAAAAGAAAATGGACCTTTTAGAATACCTGTTCCAAAAAGCGCCATCTCAAAGGCAACAGCTCTGAGGTGTTTGCTTGCCGAGCTTTCCTCGAGCTGATCATGCATTTTCTTCTCTAAAACTTGAGCTGCACGTTTCGCCGGTTCAAATGTTATAGATGATGGTGTTCTTCCCGGCCCTGTTTCTAAGCTATCCTCGATAGGCTGCAAACTATCTTTATATATTCCTAAATCTTTTGCGAGATCCGGGCGAGAAATGGTTCGCGGAGTTTCATACTTAATGCCAGTTTTCTCTTCGACCTTTTCTGAGGTAATCGCATTAGGATCATAATTCACGGCATCTGCAACATTTGCCGGAAACCTACGAGACTCTACGCCAATGGGAAACTTTGCCCCGGCAAATAAAACATCGATAACTTGCGAGTAAGCAGCTAGAACTTTTGTCTTAGTAACTTTTATAAATGCTTGGCTTTTTTCAGTATCAGTAAATTGAACATCCGGCCCATATATGCCTCGATAGTTTCTATAACCATCTAGCCATCTGGTTTCATCAGACAGTCTTTGAGTTTGCGCTTTGTTATATGCCGCCTGTACAAATGCAGCTAAGCCTGAGTACTCGATGTTTTCCTGTTCTACATTCCCATCTTCTTCCAATGCTATTCCGGCATTATCATCCGTAACATCTTCTGATTTATTGTTTGGTGGGTCCATTAGTGCCATATTTAATATCCAAATACATTATCTGAGGGTTGCCATCTTTGCGTGGGTATTCCATGCCCCATATCAAAAGGGCTTAAAGCTCTCGGCCTACTCATTATTCCATATCTAACCGAGTCATATGCGTGATCTGATTTATACCTAGGATCAATGTCATCTCCGCCTTTTGGATCACTAGGAATGACAGGGAGATCCGCTATTATTTGCCGACAGGTGTTAAAAAACATTATCCCCGGCATTTGTGTTTCTTCATTTACTTTTAAAACTTCGTGAAACCGGATCTTGCCGCTTACTCTAGAGCCGGCGCTTCGATCTGAAGGACGCCAACGGCAACCGGCAGATATCATTTCCTCTGCAATACTCGGGCCTACTTGACCCCTAACGTGCCAACAAGAGCTATCCAAAATGCCATATGCAATTGTATCTTCTCTCTCTGCTTCAAGTACGGCTTTAGCAAGATCCCTTCCTGTATTCTTTGATACATAGAGTTCCCTATAAACGACAAGCGTTTCAAAAGCAGGGTCAATTGCAAACCAATGAACAGCGCTAAAAGACGAATATCCATAATCGCAGCTTCTGAACTTTCTCCAATCGTCCGGTATTTCAAATGGCTCGACAACGTGAATTGATTTTCTAAACTCTGGAAATGCTGCACCTGTTGCTACATCCCAATCACCATCTAGAAGTTGTCTTCGAAGCATCTCTGGAAGAGATCTCAGGTTAGCTTCATATACTCCGTCTTTTGCTAAGTATGGATTGTCGCTTAGTCTTGCCGGAATAAACTTGCGTTGGAAAAGTGCCTCTCCCGGTCTTTCGGGATGATCATCTGGGTATCGTAGCACTTCAGACGTATCTAGATCTGTGGCATCGAAAGTATTGTTTTCGGGAGCCGGCTCAATAAACATACGGCGAACCCAAGAATGACCGGGGCCACCCGGGTTACTCGTTGCGCGCATATAGATAGGTAGATCAGGATCTGTAGTCCTTAATCTTCCTCGTAAATAGTTCCAAGCGAAGGGCGTAGGATATTGCGTGAGTTCGTCAAAGGCTATATAGCTAAACGCTTGACCTTGGTATCTCAAAACGTCTTCATCTCGCTCAAGGTAAGTGAGCCAAAGCCGCGCTCCGCTTGGAAATACCCACAACGACTTTTTCTCTTGCCACTTGGCGCCCTTGAAAGCCTTGGGGTATAACTCCTTACATTTCCACTGGATTTCCCGAAGTTCGTCTGTAGTTCTCCGTAAAATCAAACCATTAAAATTTGGATTATCAAAGTACCTTAGTGGATCTGCAATCAAGCTCATAGTTTTTCCGCCACCGGCACTTCCGCCGAATAATACTTCTCGCTCGGTAGCGGCTAAAAACTCTGTTTGAGGGCCGGGATTAGGAGTAAATATTACTTCACGTTTTTCCGGCACTGCCTCGAAATCTAATTTACTGGAAGAATATTGCTTTGGTTTAACAGGCTCTTCTGTGGTAGTGGTCCTGTCTTCCCAATTCTCCAATTTTTTTTTCTGTATTGTCAGTACACGTTTGGCATCGGCTGCTTTGCGCTTAATCCTTGCCTTGGCTTTTTCTGGCCCAGTTTTTGGGGCTCGTCTTCTTCTTTCTTTTCTTTGCTGCTTTTCTCTTTTGTTAGAGGATAAAGATCCCCTGCGCTCTTTCCAGATATTATTAATACCTTGGTGAGATATTTGCTGACCAGTTTGTTGTGTCAGCCAAGCGGCAGTCTCTCGTAAGGATCCGCCGTTATCAATAAAATCTAGAGCTTGAACTATATAAGGTATCATCTCCTCATCAGGGATCAAAACACATGGATCGTCTGATGCAGGTTTGTAACCGTAAGCTATTCTAGATTTTGGATTTGCTCTTTTCTTCTCAGGGAAGTCCGTCATTCTGTCTCGTTCTTAGGTGGTAAAATAAATATTCCGCCCTCGGGGCCTTTGACCTCGATCTGCTCTTTTTTAACCACTCCCGACCTGTCCAGTACTTCTTTAGCTGCCGCCACAATATTCCGAGCCCCTAGAGCACTAGGATCGTGGAATACACCGGCTAAACTAGCGGCTGCTTTTGGCGCATTCATCGCCATCATGGTTTGTGCAGCATCTACAATATTTTCTTTTATTGGTGCTACAGCTTCCTTAATTGATGTATTGTCTGAATATCCGGCAATTCTCATAGCAGTACGAAAATCTCCGTTTGCCTCTCCCATGAGAGCATCAATTAAAGCTTCTTGTCTTTCAGTTAATTTCTTTTCAGTCATTTCTACCTCAGAAATACAAAGCACAGACCGACTATGCCGGTACAAAACATCCAAAAAATCCGTTCAGCAAAGGCTATCTTCTGTCCTCGCACGATGGCTTGCTTTTCCATTTCATCTAATCGGTCATCAGCTTTTTTCTGATATTCGACTATATTATCCATTCTTTTAAATGCAGTGACCATTCGCTCTTCCATACGAACCATCTCCACCATCGCCTCTGATAATCGGTCCATTTTTGTCTCGATTCTGTCTAGTCTTTCTTCCATTCCCAACCCTTTATTATTATTTCCAACTTACTCTTTTAGAGGATGTTTTCTTCCGGGTTGCTGCTTTTCCCTTTGCCGATCTGCATTGAGCCATCGTAGGTCTACATGCCGGATATGAGCCACCACTGTTTTTGGACTTACGCCCACAAGGGCCTCCTGTCTTGCAATTGACCCACCCCTTGCCTTTATTGCGACTGAACCACTTTCTTAGTCCGTCACTTGAACTGCTACGCTTTTTTCTTGGCACGTTTCTTACCGCCGATATTGTAATTTTTAGCGCCGACCTTGCGGCAACGAACTATATGACCTGACCTGTAGGCGGAATTCTCTGGCATTGCTCTTGCTACCTTTTTGTAACAGGCGTCCTTCTTTGTTTTTGTTTTCTTCTTTCTAGCTGCCATATTCATCCCTCATAATATGCAGGGCTATTGATTTGCTTCTGGTGATAATTCGAATAAAGCCTCTGGGATCGTATAGAATGTATTTGTATCCCCTTTCGACAAGCATCATGCTTTAGCTTTTTTGGCTTTCTTCTTTGCTGTTTCACTTAGATCTGAGAAGTGGTACAGCTTCTTACTGTTCTTCCCATGCCTAGCGCCCGAGTGTAGAGTGCCATTCGGCATCTTATGTGTGCCGCCAGTATGTTCAGTACCGTCACGAAAATAATGTTTTTGACCTTTTGCCATGTTACCACTTTCTGCAAGACCAATATCTTGCCGTAAATTTATCCTTTGCCGTGTCGCACTTGTGTCTTGCTCTAAAACTTTTTCGCCTCTTAGGGTTACTCTTTCGAATTTTCATATTTGGATCCCCGAAGCGAATGATCTTCTCTTTGCCATCCTTGCAAGCTTTGACTACAAACTTCTTGGATCCGCCCGAAGTCCGTCTGGGCTTGTTACATTTCATCTTGGACTTATCGAGACGCTTAGCCATTTCTATCGACCTCAAAACATGCAACTGAACTGGCGGAGTTGGTGATCAGGACTTTGGATTTTTCTAATTGGATCTTGCAGTTTTCTTCAGAGCCGAAGGTATCAATATGATAGTATTCGAACTCACCATGAAGAAATTGTAACCAGATTAAAAACCACATTTAAGTAAAGAACCACCAATAAGCTAGGCCACAGATACCGCCCCAAATTACGACAATGATGAAAGCCCAAGTTATCAACTCTCGGAGCTCTTCAGCTTCCTTTTGCTTTATTCTTAGGGCTTCCTTTCTTTGTCTTCTCATCTGGGCCTGATAGGCGACCCAATCATCGTACATGCCGGGTCTTGCGTAGAGCCGCATATGAGACTCGAGTTCACGCTTCTGTTGCTTGAGCTTGTCTAAGGCAAGAAATTCTTCAAAATCGTCTCCGGCCTTACCTAGTACTTTAGTAAAGACGCTATTCTTTTTCTTCTCGACCTTGGCCTTCAAATCTTCTTCGGCAGAGACAAAAGCTCCTATAGATTTCCCACAATCAACGAGCTCACGGCCTTGTTGAATCGCAGTCTTGATAGTAGAATACGCAGCCGTACAAGCAGCGAGTTCTGCAAGCATTCTCTCCCCCTAGAACCTTGGATTAATCAAACTTTCCGTATACAGCCCTTCGAATATCGTGCTTGGAGATATTTAGATCCCTGAGTTCTCTGTCGGAAAGATTATGTAGCTGCCAGTATGCAACCCGGCGTTTTTGTATTTCCACAATTTTATTGTGAACTTTTAAAACTTTATTATGTAGATATTGTAGCATAATTACCTCTCTTTAACAATAACTAAGGTAATTATAACAATTTAGTACTACATTATGTTGTGTTAACTAGGAATACCCGGTTTGATAGGAGCGCAATAGCCTCGAGCCATAAATACAGTTTGCTGTAAATAGTCTGCAACTGCTTCTGCTTCATACTTACAAGCCAACTCATCATTAAAGGTTTTACCCGAGCTGATCATATAACAGCTATCCGCCAGAGGATTTAGGCAGATCATAGCTACTGCGGTCCACTGTATCATTTCTTCTTCTTCATATATCCGCCGCCATACATTCCCGGCTTTTTCTTTTTCTCGATGTTCATATATCCACCCATCGCCATCTTAGGCTTATTCATTGATGGATTACTGGCGCCACATTTGACTTTCTTCGGTTTGCTGTAGTTCATTCTTCTCTCCATTAAGATCCCGGTATATAATGATCTGGTAATCCCTCTTGCTCATCAACGTCCTCAACATCTTTCAGAGGAACATCAGTCCAAAATAGATCTCCATAGCCCCTAAAGATAATAGCGTCAGTATCAGCTTGTTTTTGAGTTATCAGACCTTCTTCTACCAAGAGCTCTCGAACTCTCTCTAAAGGCAACCGTTTTCCGGTCTTAGCTTGAATAGCCGCTCGAATATAAACGAGGTTTATCAAATTAGGGTATCCTGTATTATCGCATGTTACCCTAACAAAGTCAACAATTAGGGGATTTACAAAAATGCGTTTTTATGATATAATCGAACTAAGCTTCGGGGGGATATATATAAAGATAGGCTAAGAGTAGAACGTATAGAGCTTCTCTAAATCATCCTTCATTAAGTCCATCGAGAATTCATCCGGCTTCATAAATAGGTTCTTAACACCTACCCGGTCTAGCAATTTCTCTCTACTAAATATCCTACACAAATTAGTATCTAAGCAGGTCAGCAAAAACTGGTCTGCTTTTTTATTTCTAATAGTAAAATTATAATACTTATTCATTTGTACAGATATTGGTTGGCTTGCCGTTTTAACTTCTACCGTGAACATATTATCAGCATCAGTTTTACACCAGATATCCGCACCTCTTCGATCTACTATAGAGCACTCTATACCTTGCGCTTCTAAATAGTAACTAGCTAGGTTTTCACCTATTCTACCGACCTCTTGAGCGGTTCTAGTCTCTTGGGCTTTTATAAGTGGTACTATCATCATCGACCTCGGGAAGATCATCTGTATCTATATCAAATAGATCCTCGATTTGAGTTGAATCCTCCAAGTGATTGGCTGTTTGGCGTAACCTTTCACTGCACCTGTCCAGTTCATGCGCTAAACAGTGGAGCTGATTATAATTGCCCTCGAACTTGTTTACTTCGATAGACTCATCGATCAATCTTTCAAGTCTTGTCTCAACTTCGGTAGGCTCATCATCCCCATACCCTAAAATATACGATGTAAATACCGCGCCATTACTGTCGCTAAACTCTAGACTGCACGAATAGAATAGATCTATATCAAAATTTAAGGTAGTTTGTTCTGTCATAACTGCTCAATAACCTTCTCTAGTGGAAGTTACCTTAATAAATACATTATCTAGTGTAACAGGTCAATGTATATTTACAGTTTTATTTAATAGTCCCTTCTTTAGAGCTATGCTTGAGTAAATATATTGACACTATCTTTAAAGCTGCCGCCGCTTTACAGTCTATAAATCCCAAAATTGTGTATTGGTTGTATACAGTACCGGTATACCCCCCACTGTCACTCGCCGGGTCAAAAATTTTTTTAGATCTTAATTTTTAGCTATATTTTTAAGGAAAATTTAAAAAATTAGGATAAAAATAGATCTGAATTTAAAGAATAGCCAATAAAACATGAGCTCAAATTAAAATAACCTCGGACTCTTTCGGTCTGAGCTCATAACTCGATCAATTGTTCTGGATCCCGGGCTCTTAAATAGTTTGACGAAAAGATAATGCCGGCGCGGACTGCTTCCCGGTGTACGCTATGCAGCAGCTCGATCTAAATCTGAACGGACGCCAGCAGCTTGATAAATCTGATTCCCGGGAAAGTTTAACCAGCAGCTTAAAAAGCTTGATAAAAATAAACAGCTCTTCAGCTCGATTGTAAGCGCCACCAGTAAGCTTTAGCGATCTAGAACCTATTAAAACACCGGGCATAAAAAAAGGCGCCATAACAGCGCCTCTTATGAGCTCATATATTAGGAATTAAGCTTTAGATCTGTGCGCGAGTATTGCCCGGTCTAACATTGCTTTTGCTTCCTTCGGATCTCGATCAATAGTTTCCCGAGCCCATGAAGCCCAACTAAGCGCCTCTTTATTTGTTTGCTCGATCTCCGGATCTTGAGAGTCCAGGTGCTCCCCGGAGTCCTCGATCTTAAAACTTTTGATCACTCCCTCGAGCTCGTTCTCCAAAGCTTGCTTTATCTGAACAGCTTCTAGGTTTGTATACTCGTATTGTGAGCGCCGGGAAAGATTACAGAGAAGCTTAATTGCTTTGCATGCCTTCTCAACCCGGGGCTTAGACAAGCGCTTAAATGCGTCTCTCTTATCAGTCATTGCGGCGAAGCTCGTTTAGGATCTTCTGAGCTCCCGGGCTCGATCTATTAAACTCCCGGATAGCCTCGGCTGCTTCTCCCATTGTTACCGGCGCCGGGGCTTTCATCTGAAGCATCGAAGCTTTCCTTCTTTGGTGCTCGATATCTTTATCTTGCTGTAATCGATCATCCGGCCCGGCGTTCTCTTCATAGTCCCGGGAGTCCTCGTAAAACGGATCATGCTCGAGCGTGTTAATGATATCTGCGACTCCATATCTGATTGCGCCTAGAGCGCTTGCAATATCTGCGATTGGTTGCACGAATTCGCCGAAGTTCTGATTATTATTGAACATGACTATTTCATTAAATGCCTCGTCAAAAACTATTTCATTATTAGGGTCACTGTTATGCCCGGTGAAATTGTCGATTATATCTTGCTCAATATATTTTAGCGCCCGGAATGTTCTATGAATTTCTCGAGCAACTTTTTTTCTGATCTCGCGCCGCTTCTCCCGGTGTAGTCGCTCGAATATAGGGTTTTCTTTTTTAGTCATTAATTTGGTCCTTCTGTTAGGTTGTGGGCTATCTCGTCAGTCATACCGGCCCAGAGTATGAGACTCCCGATTGCCCGGGAGTTTCGAATTTACTTTTTCCAATAGTACCAGTCTGTAATCTTAAACAGTGCAGCATGATCAGTAATTAACTGCAAAAGCTTCTCTTGTATTTTTTCTGATACTTTTCTCTGGCATTTTTTGCCGGTGGCTAAGCTCGATTGAAAAAATCTATGCTCAAAATCTTTTACCGGTTCGTCAAAATTTTCTACGCCCCAATCCGGGAATAAAATAAAATTTGGAAAACCGCTTACCCAACCAAAATAAGTAATGCCTCGATCATCCACAAACTCAGCTTTTACTGTCATAGGTTTCCCGGAGAAAACTTCCTCAACAGTTCTGCCATCAAAAAATTTTACGAGCTCAATTTTCATTTACTCGACTCCTCTTTGGCCCATTGCTGAAACTTAGAATATATCTTTTCGGCGAAGGCTTCCGGGTCAGTCCCGGAGTTCTCGATAAATTCCATATCAGTTGAGCCGAAGTTTTCCGGATCATCCTTATATAGAATATCGAATAGTCCCCGGATTGTTCGAGCTTCTGCATAAACCGGGATTGCTCCCTCTTCTGCTTCATACCAACCATCAATCCACATTTTAATTCTCCCCTCTATCGATGTATTCATTCACGGCCTCTTCAAAGGCCTCGTAAGCTTCCGGGGCTTCTACTTCGATATATCCCCGGCCCCCATCATGAATAACAGCAATGGCCTTTTGGCCGAGCTTTTCATGCTTTACATAACCGATTGTCTTTTGAGTCCAACTATCGATATCGAGAAGCTTTTTAATATCCCAAAGCGGTGTATCAATATCCCAACCGTAGATAGTTAATGGATCTCGTGTTCTTTCGAAAGAGTAGAAGAAATTGCTATGCGGTTTTTTATTAACGTAATTTCTAGGAAATGCTTCTTTTCTGAGCTCTTCAATTTCTGTTAGATATTTCATTTTGTGACTCCTTTTAAAACAACTTCATATTTCTCGATATTCCAATTCCAATCCGCCGGGATCATAAGATCACAATCATATATTGCCCGGAGTGCTTCATTATGAGAATTGAACCGGTCCCATGTTGCGGCTATCTCGCCCTCGGGCCGGTCTTCTGTTGAGTGTTTCATATTCCGGAAAACTACGGCGAATTGAGTAATTACTTTAGTCATTAATTTGGTCCTTCTTTCTGTTAGACGGAGCTATCGCGCTCAAGCCCATTATAAAAGTAATTTACTTACATTATCAAGCGATTAATTAGGGTAATAAAAAAGGCGCCATAACAGCGCCTCTTTCAATCAATTATCGAGTGCTCGATCACTCATTAAAACAGTTCCAGATCTCCCGGTTGTCGATTGCTAATTTTAAATCAATCTCAATTTGTTTTAATATTTGTGGAAATAATTTTTTACCCAGATCCCGGCTAGGGCATAAGCAAACACCGATCAACAAAGCAGCATGAATCGCGCCATATATTTGAACAGGAATCGCGTGATTATCTTCATTGCCTTTATCGAAAGCGCCGGTCTGTTTTAAATAGGCCAGAAAGATTCCGCCCATGTCGTGCATAGTTCGTTCTGCTACATCAACAAATTGATCTCGCAAGATCATATCTTGATTGTCCGGGTTATCCTTCGCATTAGCAGCAGACTCTAACATTGCCGAGACTCGAGCTTTTATTTTTTGATCAATATCACTCATATTAAAAACTCCGCCGGTAGTATTAGCGGCAATAATAAAATGCCGGTAAATATAACAACTAAACAAAGAGCGCCTATAATATCCCCTAGAAATTCTTTATCCATTAAACCGCTCCCTCGAATAGATCCCAGAGTTTAAGATTATACTCGAGCGCTTTTTTAGGATCTCCGATTGCCCGGGACTGCCTCCATGCTCCAGACGGATTCCGATCTGTTAAGCTGAAAACATCGACTCCGCCTCTTAGGACAATTTCTTGAGCCCGGTTGAATACTTCCCATAAGGATTTTGACTCGGTTCTACTGCCCAGAT